TTCCTGGATTCTGGCTCTGGAAGTGATTTCAGTGTAGCCTTCATAGTCCTGGGAAGCAGCGGAATCACCAATGACACACATCTTCAGCAGGTCAGGAGTCATCTCAATGAAGTTGACTTCCATGGTAGCAGTTTCGCCAACCTTCTGCTGAAGGCCTTTCACCTTGACCAATGCGCCATCAACTTCAATGTCCATGAATTCAGGAACAATGCTGAACTTGGAACCACCAGAAGTGGCACCAATCAGGGATTCCTCAAAGTTCCAAGCACCATCAGTCAGGGCAAAGCCCTTGTGAATAGTACCTGCACCAAGCATGATATTCTTGGGAGTGTCAGCAGTGATGCCACTGGACTTCAGTTCATCATAAGCCATTTAATACACCTTCCATTCTTTTGTACTCAAATTGATTTGGATGCTTTTCAGTTCAGCATCCCCTGTGGGAACAATCATGCTATGGGCATAAAAAATAGCCACCGCAGATCCACTGTCTGTGATGACTGTCTTGCCAGAAACACGATTAAAATAGATTTCGATGCGTTCCCTTGCATCTTCAAGTGTCAGCCACTTGTCCCTTGTGAAACCAGTCAGAAGAACTGTGCCTTCCTGAAGGCCGTCTTCCGTAGTGGATTCAGTTTCCGTGAATTCTCCAACAAAATAGGGATAAACGATTTTCCCCTTCTCGTTGCCGGAATACTCACCAAAACCATATTCCAAGCCCAGGAATTCCATGGCATCTGACACTATCTTCAACACTTGTTTGGACATGTCAGTTCATTCTTCCTTTCAGGACTTGTTCAGCCCTTCTGATGATTGCTGCCTTCTTGGATTGGAAGGCATTCCACAGCATGCGCCTTGGCTTCTGGCCTTTCGTGTAGTAGGCATCAAGCCCCTTTTCACGAAGCAAGGCCACAGCAAGCTTGGCTTCTTCCAAAGTCCTTGCTTTGCCAGGATTCTGTTCTGTGACACTGCTGTTGCCCTTGACATAGACCCAATAGCCTTTTCTGCCGTTCTTCTTCAAGGCATATTCACCTGTTCCCATTTCCATCCAGATTGCAAGCTGCATGGGATTTCCCACTGTGGCTTCCTTCTTGGATTCATTGACAACATGGTTCCATGTTCCATGCAGGTTCTTGGAAAAAGCGGAATTCCGTTGTGCTTCAGACTGAAGTTCGGAAGCCGCTTCTTCCAGGAACTGATTCACAGCATCATCCAGGACATCCTTGCATTTAACACTGAAGTCTTGGAATTCAACCTTTGCCATGGTCACTGACCCCCTGTGAAACGCAGATAGAATTCCAGTTGGGATCCGCTCTGCAATTCCATTGGATTGTCAATCAAAAGGATGTCATAGCTTTTGCCATTGATGACCATTCTGGCACTTTCGGCAGTGATTCTGGAATCCAGTGCAACATAGTCAGCTATGAAGAAGTGTGTGGATTCCTGGATTTTGGCATTGAAAGTGGTGTGTCTGGAATCACCAGATTGCAGGTCAAGCCATCCTTTAATTGTCTGGACATCAGTCCAGTCCTTCACAGCTTCACCAATTTCATTCTTGGTGTTCGTGAAGACCTGGATGATTGCCTTGGTGTTGCCGCCAATTCCCTTCATAGGCTGATGCCCCTTCCAAACCGTGCCTTCTTGTAAGGCTTCAGGAAGCCAATCAGTGCCACAGGATAGCCAATGACAGTGTTTGTTCCTGTCTGGTCATAGTAGGTCACAGAATGCCGTGAAATGCTTTCAGACTGGACACCAACCTTTTCACGGTTGTTCATGTCCCACTTCAGCATGTTCACAACACCCATCTTGACATCCATGGGATATTCCCCTTCAGGTGTCAAGTGCCGCTTGAAATCGTTGTTGGTATAGCCCTGAATAGAAAGTTCAAGTGCCTGAAGTTTGGCTTCAAGCACTTGATCCTTTTCATCCGTTTCAATGAACTGCCGCAGTTCATCAACAGTCATAATCATACGGATTCACCGCCTATCATCATTCGGCATTTTCATCCTCTGCGGCATCTGCGGCAGCTTCGGCAGCTTCGGCAGCTTCGGCAGCTTTGATTGCTTCAAGGATTTCAGCCTTCTTTGTCTTTGCATCATCCAGTGCAATATCATGTGCGGTTGCATATTCCTTCAGTTCAGCCACCGTCATTTTATCAAGCGGCTTGTCTTCCTGCACATCATCCGCAAGCCGCTCCACATACCTTCCGGCAGCGGAAATTTCAGCAAAACGGGCTTCAGTTACTTCAATAACATCACCTGCTTCATGCAGATGTCTGGTGTTTTTGTCAACAAATCTGTTTACAACTTTAGCTTTCATGATATTATTCTCCCTTCATCAAACAATCGGAGCGGCTGCGGTCTTCAGGATAACAACCTTGGATTCGTTGGTCAGGGCAGGCATGCCAAAAGCAGTGCAGACAATCTTGTCACCCACACCAGTTTCACGCTCATGCTCAACCAGGTTGCCACGCTTCAGGAAGTAGGTGATGGCAGGAAGGTCATCTTCGGTTTCAGCATCGTTGTTCAGCTTGATAATGGGATTGAAATAGACACCATCTTCAAGCTTGACCTTGTTGGAAACCACAACATCACAACCTGCAATGCGACCAATCGCACCGTTGGTCAGCAGTTCAGCACCAAGCTTGTCAGCAGCCAGGAAGTCAGAATCCTTGCGAAGCTGCGTCTTCTGCTTGCTGTGGATCAGGATGACCTTGCGGCTTTCCTCTTCCTCGCCAAAGGCATCCACACCATCAACAACGGCAGTGTACTTGATGGGAGCAGTGGAAGAATCCACAACGTTCTGGCTCTCATACAGAACCGCAACACGGTCATTGTCCAGCTTCTCGGAAATGGACATTGCAATCTGATTGGTGGCAGTACCCATGGGATTGCCATAGCCAGAAAGCTGTGCTTCATCGGTCAGCATGACACCCTTACCAATCTTCTTGATGCCATACTGTGCAGTGGTGAAGGCCATCTTGGTGGTGTCAATGGTCTGACCCTCGACCAGATCCACAGCTTCACCGATATAGCCCCATCTGGGAACAGTCACAGTGGAACCAGGGACACCCTGAAGGGTGGCATCCACCTTGATATAGCCGGACATCACGGCCTTTTTCGCAACCTTTGCGTTAATCATGTCACTGACAACTTCCGGATCAAACACATCACCATTCACAAGGGTGGTTACATTAGTCAAATCTGCCATAATTCATTCATCCTTTCGTAAGTTGGTTGTACTGTTCAGGATTGGTTCGCTTCAACTCAACCCTGGAATTGTACCCCATTTTGTTGAAATCTTCTTTGGTGATAACCTTATCACCAGGTTCAGTGTCAGGAAGCTTATTTTCCTGATACTTCTTACTTCCTGCACCCTCAAAGTGTGCCGGAAGCTGTGTTTTCAAGGCATCAATCTTGTCATCCATGCCCTTGACCTTGCCATCTTCACCAAGTTCAAGTTCACCCTTGGCCTTCAGCTTATACAGTACATAATCAATGTCATTAGCCTTGACACCTGCTGCAAGCAGCGCAGTGTGGGCTTCAGAATCAATCTGTGTCTGCTTCAACTGTTCCTGAAGCTGTGCAATCTGGCTTTCATAGTCAGCCACCTTCTGCTGAAGCCCCTCATTGCCCTTGTTGGACTTCTTCAGTTCTTCAATCAGTGCATTGGCTTCCCCAAGCTGCTTGTTGACCCCATCATGGTCTGTCTTCAACTTCCCATATCGGATGTCAAGGTTTTCTTCAGAAGCAGTGAAAATCTTGTTGGCCTTCATGTCTTCCTGGATGCCTTTGATGGTTTCATCATCAATGCCTTTTGCTTTCAGAATCTCTGCGATTGTCATAGGTTTATGCCATCCTTTCTATACGCTTTTAACCTGGTTGCATCAGGTAAGAAATAGGTGTTTGACATCCCCTCGGATGAAATATAAAAAAGGCACTTATTCAGTGCCTTTTTCATCATAGTTTTTTGGCTTCAGATAGATTGATCCATCCTGCACCAGACTTCAGCTTGCCCATGCCGTTTTTTTCTTCAGTAATGGTGTAGATACCTGCACTGCCAATTATCCCTGCATCCTTGAAGATGGGTGTTTTGGCATTCACTTTGACACGGAAGGACTTTTCAGTTGTGCCAGTTCCCATCTTGGCCTTGACATCAGCCCTGAAGGTGTCCATGGACTTGCCATGCTTGGGGAACCAGTGCATCACATCCGCATGATTGGAAGCAATGCCCCTTTTATAGCCTTCACTGTGGCAGATGACCACACCATCAGCCAAGGGATCCAGGTTGAACTGCTTGCACAGCATAGCAGTCAATTCAACCGCTTCCTGGTAGACCTTGTTAAAATAGGTCTTATCAGAAAGGCCATCTTCACAGATTTCAAAAGAAATGTGTGTGTCATTGGCTGAACCCTTTCTTCCCTGTCCTGCATGCCATCCACGATGGTTCCAGGGCAGTGTCTGCGCTGTGGCAATGCTGCCATTTGCAAGCTTGCCAATAAAGGCATGTACACAAGCACCAACACCAGACCTGTTCCAACTGTTGCCGTTTCTGTTAGTGCCAAGCACACCTACCAAAGAAGAATAATTGCCATCAGTCTGCAAGGGCTGCACATACCGCTTCAAAGTGGAATTGTTTGCCCCTGTGGAATGAACCATCACACCTTTTGGCTTGATGGTTTCCTTTGCCTTGTAGCAATCATTGTTGGTCAGAATACATTGCAGCAGGTTCATACATTATCACCGCCAATGCCGTCCACAGCATCCTGAATCTTCTGCGACTGTGTGCCAAAATAGAAGGCAATGATGACTGCATAGATGGTCATGAAGTCCTGGGTGATGCGCTCGGTCACTGCCATATAAGCAAACACCACTGTCAGAACAATGGTGACAAGGCTCTTGACAGAAACCAAAGCTGCCAACCTCTTTTTGAACTGTTCCATGTTGCTTCCCCTTTCTTAGCTGTTATTGTTATGTGTGCCTATCCCAAGCACAGAAGCAATAATCTGGTTAGGATCCGACTTTTCACGCATGTCTTCCGGCAGTTGTGCCAGAAGCAGCAGTGGAAGTTTGACCAGGTTTTCTGCTTTTGACTTCCAGTAATAAGCCCCTGTGGAAATGGCAATCTGTGCAATCCACGCACCAATAACAATGGCGCAGTTCGATGTGTCATGATTGGACAGGCTGAACACAAAGAACACCACAATCATCAGCACCAGAATGGCATAGTCTGCAATCAGAAGCTTTTTACTGAAGCACAGCTTGGACTGTTTCTGTTTGTTCTCCACAATCAAGTGACATTCCCCCCTTCAAGGCATAAAAAAAGCTGCCGTTAAGGTGGCAGCAGTCCTCTTTTTTAGCTTCCCACTATGGCAGGGATTCGCCAAGGCATGAAAAAAGCACCATGCAAATTTTGCACAGTGCTTTTCACAGCATATCAAGAATGGATTCACACATTTTGCCGTCTTTAGTCGGCTCATAGTCTTTGTCAAAACCCTGCTTTTGCAGATGTTCTGACACCTTGGTTTCTATCAACTCATAGTCAGAATCGGAAAGCGAATCAGAAAGGTTGATTGACACCCCAATTCTTTTCAAGAACTCTATTTGATTCTGGTTGAACTTCATGTCAATCACCCCCTTCATACTTTTTGCGGATTCTTGCACTGGTCTTCCATGTAGTGATAACTTCTTCACTGTCAGGATTCTGGATGACAGTGACTTCCCTGCCAATCAGCTTCACACTTTTCCTGCCTTGGTCATCCGTGACAACCTCACCAGTGAACAGCGGATTCTTCAGCGCATCATCAATAGCAGAATCGGAAACATCCCTTTGAACTGCTCTTTCTGCTGCATGTTTTGTCTTATCGGCAAATAGCTGAATATCCACCTTCATTCTACCACTTTTTTCAGTATTTTCAAGTGGTTCTTTGGCAGCTTTCAGATATTTTGTCTTGAAATCGTTGAAGTCTTCTGTCTTGTCCAATCCAAAATATGCTGCCCTGTCCTTCAGTGTCTGAAGTTCAGCTTCATCCAAGCCCCATCTTGCCCTGGTCAGGCTTGCACAGCGGCAGTTGCAGTCTTCAGCAGGATCCCCAAAGCCGCCAGGGTACATGGCTTTCTTGCCACCCATTTCAAACGGTTCATCCACTTCACGGATCTGACCATCAAGTCTTCTGTGTATCGGTCTGGTTGCACCATCCATGGTGGAATCCCACTGCTTCAAAACATCAGCACCCTTGGCCTTGGCCTTTTCCTGGGCATCCATTGTGGAAGCCTGTTGGATCCTGTGGCCTTCTGTTCTGGCAATGGTCTTTGCCCTGGCAAAAGGTGCCTTGGACACTTCACTGATGTTTCTGGCAATGTCTGAATATGTCTGCCCTGTTGCAATGCCCCTGGTGATTTCCTGCCGAATGGCTTTCTTCAGCCCCTTCACATCCACACCCAGGGCATTATAAAGGCCACCACTGACCTTTGAATCGGTCATGATGGCCTTTACTGCTGCCGCCTGGTCAATAGGCATTATCAGCGGAATCCCCTGCCCTGCCATGTCATAGACAGTGCCAATGAAGGCATCTTCATAGCAGTCATGAAGGTATTTCTGAATAGTGCTGAATTCATCACCATGCATCTTTTCCAGAATACCTTCAATCTGGCCTTTCAGTGCCTTCTGGTATTCAATCTGATATATCTTGGATTGTGTCAGTTCATCGGACTGCAACAGTCTGATTTTCCTGTTGATGTCATTCAGTGCCACCCTATACTGCTTTTCAAGTTCGGCAATGACATCATCTTCAGCATCCAAACGAAGCTGAAGGATTTCCTTTTCTCTCTTATTGATAGTATCACCACCAATGAAAAAGGAAGCCCCCATCAAAGGGCTTCCTTGTACTTCCATTTATAGTTTCCTGCTGTTTTCCGTTTCCCCATACAACATTGCGCTATATTGGAAACATTGATATTTGTTCCTCTGGCAGCATCAGAAATTGCTTCCCATTCTGCCACAAAGGTTCCATCCAAATTGTATTGAATGATGGCTTTAGCGGAAGAATATCTGTTGTTATATTCATTAGTACACCATTCAAGATTGTCAACACAATTATTGGTTCGGTTTTTATCCTTATGATTCACTGCCGGATGTTTATCAGGATTCGGAATAAATGCTTCAGCAACCAACCTGTTCACCCTGCGCTCTTTTACAATATTGTGTTTTGATAGTGTAACAAACAAATATCCTTGTAAGTTTGTACACGGCTTCAACAGTTTCCCTTTGCTAACCTTTGTCCCATTTAGGACATTGACCGACCTGTCAACACTTCGGACATTGCCTTTGTTGCTGACTTGATAGAATCCTTCATAGCCAACAACATCCTTCCAGACTTCCATATTAGTCACCGTACCCTTTCAGCGACCCCCTAAAAACGAATGCCGGGAAGCCCATAGGGTTTTGGGTTTTCGGCTCATGACTTCCTATCCCGGCAATGTTATTTTACCATAATTTTCACATGGTTTCAACAGGTGCAGATTCATCTTCCGTCTGAATGGCATCCAAGGCTGTCTGTGCCTGGTATGGATCACTGTCTTCAGGTTTCGGAAGCTTGTCCTTGATGTCAGCATAGTCCAGGTCAAGCTGTTCACAGATTAGCTGCATCAAAGTTTCATTGTCCAGATACGCTGCAATGTTCAGCAGTGTGGTGATGACTATCTGCTGCCGCTGTGCTTCAGTCAGTTCAATCTGTGCATTTTCCTGTGCATTCGTGATGATTTCAGGATCCAGATTGAAATAGACATCTTTCTGCTGATAATCAGTGCCATTCTGTTCATTGATTTCATTCAGAACAAGCTTCAGCAGCTTCCGCAGGAACTGCTTCAGTCTGGGCTTGAACTTGATGGCCTTCAAATCAAGAAGGGCATAGGCAGACTTGATTGCCACACTGACAGTGGCACTTGTGTCCTTCAGTGCTTCAGTGTTGACAGCCATGCCAAAGCGGAAGATGTTCTTTTCATCAATGTCCATCTTGGCTTTTCTGGCTTCATACGGAATGTCAATGGTCTTGATGTCAACACCGCCATCATCATCCACACCAACATGCTTCTTGTTTCTGATGTTCAACATCAGTTCATCCAAGTTGTCACCCTGGAAGCCCTTGACCACATACAGTGCTTCATTGGTGTCCTGAATGTTGTTGGTCAGTCCGGCATTCATCAGGTCATAGTCATCAATGATGTCCTTGATGGGCTGAAGACCACTGCGCTGCTTCTTGTTGTTGTCCAAGCGGAAGAAGGGAATCATGCCATAGCCTTCATAGTAGGTGGCATCATCATTGTCCTTCTTGTAGATGGTGTGCGGTCTGGGATTCAGTTCAACAGAATCATCCTTTTCAATCTGACCATCATCAGTCTGCTTGTAGAAGAATGTCTGCCTGCTGTCCCAATCCTGGATGCGCTTGATGGTCTTGCCATCCTTGTCAACTCGGTCAACATACCAGTACAGAATGTGATCCTGCTTGTCACTGGAAAATCTGGCTTCCACTTCAATCACATTAAGGCCATCAGCAAACTGGAAGTCAGTTCTGCCTTCCTCGTTCTTGTAGGCATACATGAAGTCAAAGCCTTTACTGACACAGCCTGTCATGACTTCAACCAGTTCAGCCATGAAGTTTTCATTGTCATTGAAATAGGTGTCCAGTTCGGTCTGAAGTTCAGGTGTGTCAGAACAGAACAGCTTTTCTTCACCAGAAAGCAAATACTGCACTTCCTGGTCGACAATTTCAGCAAAGAACGGATGTGCAATCTTGACATTGCTTCTGATTTTGTCTTCTTCAAGCTTGCCTTGTGCATTTATGAAAAAGATACGATAGTCTTTGATGTCATGTTTGCCTTCATAGTAGTTGTCACCAATCTTGGCAAGCCGCTTTTTGTTGCTTGCTGCATCTTGGCTTATGAAGGTTCTGATTTCGTCAAGTTTAAGCATTATTTTCCCCCCATGTTGATATATCAGGCCATCCACTTGCTGCCTGTGATGTACTTTTCCAAAGCATAGCGCATGGCATCCATAAGGTGATTGAAGTCATCTATTGGCACATTCAGCTTTGTGCCAAACTTGTCCTTGTCCCAGGTATAGTTGCTGATTTCAGTGATGAAGTTCACACACCTGGGATGGATAATGATTTCAAGGTCTTGAATCCACTGGATGCCATTCTTGATGCTGTCCTTGCCCTTCATGGCACCCTTGACACGCAATCCCAGGGACTTCAATTCATCAATGGATTTTGGTTCAGCAGAATCCGCTGTGATTCTTTCCTTGCCATAGCCCATGGCAGTGATGTTTTCAGCAATCCTTTTGTTGGACAGCCCCTTTTCATACATTTCATCAAACACAAAAAGCTGCTTGGCCGTTTGGTCAAGCAGTCCGCAGAACAGTGTTGATGGATCATTTGTATATCCGAAGTCAAGACCAAAGGCAGAAATGATGCCAGGTTTGCTTCTTATTTCATCAATGTCAAAGGCTTGTTCCTTCCAGTTCTCATACACCAGGCCATCCACAATGCCCCAACCGCCCAATCCTGCGACTGCATATCGTCTTGGATTGCGCTTCTTCATGTCCTCAAAGACCTTGATGTCTGCTGCATCAAGCCATTCATTGCACATGTAGTTGGTTGTTATAGCCAGGATGTCTGGATCCGATGGCGCATCAAAGAACCGCTTCTTCAGGAAGTGGTGTTCATTCCATGGATTGAATGTGATTGTCCACTGCTTGAACAGGCCAGACCCTTCCGGCACACCACCACGGATGGATTCATCCAGGATGTTGAAGTCATCTTCATTCATGACTTCATAGGCTTCTTCAAGCCATGCCCAACACAGAACACCAACATCAACTGTGATTGATGTGACCTTCAACGGATCATCCAGGCCACGGAAGTATATCTTCTGTCCTGTGGGCTTGTATGTGGCTTCCAATGGGCTTTCTTTGAATTCCCACCAGGCATCAACCTTCAGCCTATGCACAGCCCATTTCAATTCAGTGAAGCAGCTATCCTTCAGTGTTCTGAAAGTCTTTCTGATGACCAGTGTGTTTGCCTGGGGATATTTCATCATGTTCACGATGTACCACAAGGCAGTGGTTTTGGACTTCTTGGAAGCACGGCTTCCCTTTACAACACGATAACGGCCTTTGAACCGCCAAAAAGTGCCATAGCCTTTACCCACGATTTCAGGAAGGTTGATTTTGATTGGCTCTGCTTGCTTCATAGGCAATCAGCCGCCTTAAATGCAGTCAACAGCTTTGGGAACTGGACTGCGATCCAATCCACAAAGGTTTCATCATGACCCTGGTCATGTGTCCGATTTTCATGCAGACCAGATTCAAAAAGAAAAGCATGAATGATTTCATGCCGCAGAATCTTCTTCTGATATACTTCAAAATTATCCAAGTCACATTCTGCATCCTTTGTAGTGACCACAATGCTGTGGCTTGTTTTGTCACAGTAACCATCACAGTTGTTCAGAATGGCATCTTCAGCCTTGTCCTTGATGTAGATGGTGTATTCCGTTCCTAAGACATCAATCTTCAAGTGCTTCACCCCCATCAATCACAACAGGTGTGACATCAAGCTTCATGTTGTCCTTGAACAAGGAATATCTTTTACCAAGCAGTTCTGCTGCTTTCAGCCTGTCCTTTTCAGAAGGTGCCTTCTTCATTGTCCTGGCTTCAGAAGTGAAGTCACCAATGTTTTCAATCACGATTTCTTCAGATTCAGATTCACCACGAAGCACAGAAGTCAAATACTTCAGCACTTCATCCTGGTCAGCAATCAGTGCCTTTTCCTTTTCTGCCATGCGCTTGTCAATATATTCTTTCACACTAACATTTGTTAACAGCCTTGACCCTTGTTCATTTGCTGTCTTCTTTGAATATCCGGCTCTGATTGCAGCCTGTGTTGCGTTCAAGTCAACCAGGTATTCATCACAGAACCTTTGCTGTTTCGCTGTCAGATTTGCCACAATCGTCACCTTCTTTCAAAATATAGGATAAAACGAAGAAAGCCCAACAGGGATGGAGAATGATCCCTGTCAGGCCTTCAGGCTATTTTCACGTTATAACAATATCATAATGTAAATATGAAATTCTATGAAATCTTGTGAAGACTTTTATTATTTCACAGAATCTTATTGATGCTTGTGACCCCTTCTTTGGCATTGGACTTGGTGTATTCGTGCCGCATCAGCCCACTGACCGTGTACGCTTCCACTTCCTTCTTGCACTTTTCAAGCAATTCTTGATAAGCCGCTTCCCCATATTGTTCTTTTACCAGATTCTTAAACACCTGGAACATATGATGGTGGACTTGCTGATCCGCAACTTTTCTGATTGCTTTCAAACCTGCCAATTCTTCCTGCTTTTGTGCAAGGGATTTCTTGGTTCGCAGCCACCATTCTGTTCTGCGCTTCTGTTCAGGCCACGGAAGCAATCTGTGTTCAGCAAGCTTCCTGGTCAGTTCAGCAATTTCCATGCCTAACCGCTCGATATTCCTATCATAATATCCATTGTCATAGGCAAATTCATGATTGCACTTTGGACATCGAAGTTGATATTTCATCAGTTCACTTCCTTTCAAATGAGCAAGAGAAAGTCAGGTTTTGTTGCTTCCAGGTATGCTTCATAACTGTCATAGTCATCCATTTCATGATATGGACAGCATTCATGTGGACACTTGGATCCTTTCTTGCCACCGCCAACCCTGTCAATGCATGCCATGCAGCCATGTTTATCTCGTTCCTCATATGTTATCTTTCTCACTGCTTATCACCCAACAGCTTCCCAACAGTCTGCAATGCCCTTCCGTGAATATAGCACACATTCCGATATGTCATGTGCATGTCACAGGCAATCTGTTCCCATGTAAGGCCGTCAAAATATCGTTTGTAAAGCACTCGCAGTTGGTCTGGATCCTTAATCTGGTCAAGGACTGCGCCAATCTCTTTCTGCTTGTCAATATAGGCATCAATGGCCTTGTTGACTTCATGCTGCAAGTCTACAATTCTTGCAATGGCATCCCCAAGCTTGTCCTGGTTGCCACCACCAGACACCACATCACCCTTCCAGGTGGAAGTGACCTTTGTGACCAAAGACTTCAGCCGTTCCAGTTCATCCAGTTTGTTGTTGATATGAGCATCAAACAGCTTGACCTGTTCAAGATATTCTTTTGCGCCCATCATTTTTATCCACCGCCTTCACATCAATGACCCTTGTGTCACCGTACTTCTCCACATCCATTGCCAACCGTTCTTTCACTGCCAGGGCAAGTCCGGCAGGTGCATCAACTTCAATAGTGATTATCAGCATGGCCACCACTCCCTTCTGTCAACTGACCTGCATGGGATCCTGCTTCAATAGCAAGATTCAACTGCTGATAGTTGTACCGCACTCTGATTGTTGGCATGGTTTTCAGGAATCGTGTGCGCTCAAACTTGATTTCTTCTTCATCAA